ATACTTCTTGAAGGAAGATTTAGAAGCTCTACAGGAGTTTTTAATTCCACGGATACTGTACATACTATAACATTAACAGATAAATCTATAATTGAAGGAAGTATAAGTGTTACGACCGGAGCCGGGGATGTTTATAAAGAAGTAGAAAATTTATTTCTAGCAGACCCTTCTAGCTTGTTATTTAGTAAAATATATGCGGATGATTATTCTGCCACTTTAGTATTTGGAGACGATGTGCGAGGCAAATCACCAGCTTTTGGAGATACGTACACTGTACTTTACAGAGTTGGAGGGGGAACCAGAGGCAACGTCGCTCCTTCTTCTATAAATGTATCAATACCAGGCACACACTCTGCAGATGGAGCAATAGAATGTCAGATAGCAAACTCTACAAAAGCCACAGGGGGTTCTAATGCAGAAACCGTAGAATCCGCTAAACAGTACGCTCCCTATTTCTTTAAAACTCAGTATAGAGCAGTAACTGGAGAGGATTACACTGCTTTTGCTAATAGGTTCGTAAGTACTGCAGGTTCTACAGGAAAAGCAACTGCGGTATTGCGAAATTCAGGAGCTGGAGCTAATATGATTGATTTATATTTAGTATCCTATGCTAATGAAGTTGATGGTGTAAGGAGTCAAATGGAGAGAGCGTCAATAGCATTTAAACATGAGTTATTGGAATATTTAAACCAGTACAAAATGATTACTGATGAAATAACAATAGTGGACGGACTAATTAGAACTTTAGATTTGAAAGCTACGTTATATTTAGATAAAGTGTTTAAACCTTACGAAGATAATGTTAAGAGAATAGCTTCTACTAAAGTTTTATCATTTTTTGATATTTCCT